GTCCAGATATGGGGCCGGATGCCCTCGGTCAAATCGTCCACGTGCAAGAACCTTCCAGAGTAATCCCCAATTTGAGATAATCCGATCCCGGTGCAACCGTTGCTCAATGCCAGGTCCAGCACATGGAGTGCATCTTGCCCCGAGATTGCAATATCAACCGCCCTGCCCGTGGTGTGCGGTCCATCCGGTCCAGTCTTCGATATGGTTGCATTGAACTCTGGACAACGATACCCACTATTGAGACGCATCGGTTTTCCGTAGAGGTCGCGGATCGTCTGGAGTTTCTCAAGGAACTCAGGGTGCATCTCGTTTTTCCCACAGCAGGAACAGCAGAGTTCCCTGTCCGAAAAGTTGCGGGTGCTGGGAGGTTTCCGAGACAATAATCCAGGGTTTGAGGTGCGCGGTTGGGGATGCTTCATTTCTGAATGGGTTTTTCGTGGTCATAGTTGAGGATCGCAGACTCAAGGGTTTTGAGCCTCAACTGGATGGAGATAACCCCGGATGCTGTCGTGGACGTGGTCGCATGAATATTCCGGAGCTGCTCACGCTGCGAGATAAACATATGGTAAACTCCAGAAAACAACCCTGCAATGACAAGCAGCATCAAGCACCCGAAAATTTCGAGACGCATGATCACCTGCGCTTGTCGAGTTTCCCCAACAGCTCCCGCATGGTGATCGTCTGCTCTGCCAGTGCCGTCTTGAGTTCAACCAGGGCATCGGAGGACGTTTTGACCAGCTCAATCAACTGGCCATCGTTCTGAAGCTCCTGCTCCCGCATTTGATGCCGTTCAGACTGGAATTGGTCACTCAGATACCGGATATACCATCCGCAGAATCCAAGACAAACAATCGGCACACCGATCCGCTCGATCAGTCCAATGATTGACTCTAATTCCATCATGCCGGTTTGGTTGGCCAGGTTACATTCTTGACCAACTCTTCCGTGGTCAAACCCTTGGGCAGGTCCCGGAGTGCTTGACGATAGCTTTTGCGCTTTGCACTCATTGTCAAATCCGAGGATCCCCACCAATCTGATTCTGCTAGCAATCGGTCCCGCTCAACTCGTAACAACCGCAAAGGTTCTGCTGCTTGGAGTTCTTTTTGCTTTGCCAGAATTTTCTCTGCTGTGATTTTTCTAGGGTTCCCATCGTACCATGTGATCTGTGCAATATCGTCCGCATTAACACTGACTTGTGCATTTGAGTCAAGTGCAAGTACTGCTTGTGCAATATCTGTCATGCTGATATCTCCATAACTGTGATTGATGACGCTGTTCTTGGATAGTGTGTGGCGTTCACATCTCCCCCCGTGCGGTTCAGATATCCGGTTGATCCACTTTCAATCCTCCACTGAATTTTGTAAGTGACCGCAGATGTAGAGCTAGGACTGTCAAGATACTTTGAACCAACATTCCAGATAGCGTTATTAGAAGAATCCTTTGACCCCCCTGACACTCTTGCCCGAGTGCCGGCTGCATCGCCGATATAAATAGCTGCGCCTGCCCGGACAATCTGGACCAGAGTGAAGTATCCGGCAACCGAATTGGCAAGGTTTAGATCACATAAGACATAAACTTTGTTACTTGCTGAAGCGGGCGTGATGTCAACGGTCATCCCAGTCATATCTTCCATTGATGTTGCTGTGGTGGATGTTGTGTCTAACTTTACAGTCTGCACCACTTGTAACAATTTCCCGGAAGTGACACTGCTCCCCAAAACAACATTATCCAGTGTAACTGTCCCCCCGGATTCAGTCAAAATTGCAGTAGTGCCATCAGACTCATAAATCCCTCCAGCACTCGGCAGCTTTATTTTTGCATCCGTATTGCCGGAAAAATCCACATCCCCAGCACTGGTGATATTCAGACAATCAACTGCACTCCCTCCGTTATCTCCCTGCAACGATAAATCCGCGCTCGAGGTGATCGGCTTGATTGTATCGACTCTTACTAGACTCATAATGCCTCAATTATTTGAAATGATAAATCACGGTGTGAACCAGTTGCCCCGACATACCCCTCCTCCGGGTTGCTGATACTCCCATAAATTGCGAGAGAATTACGCTCTGCCGGCATACTGGTCAACACCTCAATCGGCAATGGCAACCCGCGCCTGGCATTTGCAATGCCGACCAGATTGTCAGCATGGGCTTGTGACCAGATTGAGCTGATCCCATATGTCTGGGCAACATTCCTCAGTAAAGTTTGGTAACTCCCGTTCGGCCCCGTTGATTTGCTCGAGAAATCCCGAACTCCCCGGCTCAATGTTGACGGGTTATTGATTTCAGTTTCAGTCCCAACCCGGAGGATACCCAATGAAACCGGGTGCTTAATGACAGTACACGCTGCCGATGCCCGTGTTGCAGATAATGTGACCGCTGCCGAACTGGTCCCATCTCCAACAATCTTGATGATCTGATATTCAGTCCCTCCAATTGTAGCCCAGCCCCCCAGCAGAACTTGCCCATGCTGTGCCAGGTTCACAATTGCATTGCTCGAGTCTTCAAACCTTCCGGTGGCCCCTGCATCCTGCCGCCAGTTTGCAATGGCATTGGTAACAGGATTCAATGGCAACGCCTTGAAATCGGTGCTTGTGGTCAAGGACAAGTCCAGGGTGCTGCTGCCGGAGATGGTGACAAATTGGCTCTTCTGCCATTGGGTTGATCCTCGGCCCCAGGGATTGTAACCATATTGATTTTCCAATTGGGCCGATGTCCAGGCAACTGCTCCGCCCCCGTCCACCGAATAGGTCCCAGAGCTGGCCATCCAATTTGCAATAAAAAACCCTGTGGATGCGCCCGTGAGGGTAGTGCGAACCACTACCGTGGTTGCACTCCCTATCATGCGGTTTCGGGGTTGTTCTGTTTCAACATTTGTCACCGGCCATGCACTCAATGCCGTGCCGGTTGTCAATGAAACTGCATTGATGGTATTATTTGCAATGAACTTCATGCTGACCCCGATTGCGTGTAAGGATCAATGACCGCATCCCCGCCCCAGGTCGTCTGCTCCCTTGCAAAATCCCATGACCGTTTTCGGGTGATCAAATAGCCCGAAATCCCGATTGTATCACTGAAGAAATCAATTCTTTCGCCAAGACCGATGCCAGTGTTGACCCCGGAAACCGTCAATTCAATCCTCGGACGTGTTTTGATGGTCCGGATATTCCCTAGCATTAGTGTTGCTTTGCTCATTGTCGGCGCAAATGTCCGCACCCGTTGATCCCGCCCGGTATCTGCAATCGCCAGTCTGACAAACCTCTGGAACCGCTGGAGCTGATAGGCGTTTGTGAGGGTCCCTGCTCCAAGGGCTTGGTTATAGGACCTGGTTGACATCAATCCAGAAATCGGCCCCGGCAGTCCCAGATTTATTCCAAGGATTTCCTCTGGATGGATTGTCAGGGAGGATGCCGGAGTGTTTGCACGGTCAATCAGATGAATTGTTTTGTTGGGTTCATCAATATAAAACTGGTAATTGATCCCCCGTGCAACCAGATCGGCAAAATCAATGAACCTCTGTTGTTGTGTCTCAAAAATTGCAAGCTCTGCATCCGAGGTATCAGAGTTTGGTGCCAGGGTTTGGACAACATCATACCCCAGTGTTTGACCCAGCATCACAAAGAAATCGGATGCAGTGCTGTCTCCATTTGTTCGATCCACATAGCCGGTAGTCCCAGAAACAGATGCCTCTCCATTAACTGCACCAGATTCCAGAACAAGTGTTGGAAAGGACCCTGCTTCTACCGTTGTGAAATCAGTGCTTTCTGAAACATCAATTGTTTCCTGCTGTCCATCATCCTGAACTTTTGCATCGTTGCCACCTGCCAATTCAATCATCAGATTAGGATTTCCAACTCTTGTTTTTGCAATATTCAGAATCAATATTGGATTTTCCAGGGTTATTGTCCCAAATGCAAACGGCAATTGATTATCTGATGATGATGCAGACCCCGCATCATAAAAAACCTGTCCAGATGCACTGCTGGCCCCGGAAACTGCAACAGTCAAACCCTCTTCAACGGTAAGAGTGATCCCCGCAGGAATATCAACCTCATTCGGCAACCGTCTTTCTACTGCCGTTACAGTAAGTGTTCCTGTGATTGTCAGATGAACTCCAAATCCAACAGAGACAGGAGAATCATGTGTAATCGCGTTATCAATCAGAAAACTGGACCTCGCCAAAAAGTAATATCCTCCACTAATTGTTTCATTTTCTGTCAATGGATTTGCAAATGCAATATCAGAAAAATCTTTGTCAATATCAATGGTTGCCGCACTTGGAACATCCACTATTGGGAAAATGGTATATGATGTTCCATCACTGTTGAGTTCCTCTCCAACCAAATCCATCCCAACAAAAAACAGCAACTCTCCGGTTGAAAATGGGTGAGTTGCGCTGAATGTAATCCTGCATTTTCCTGCACCATTATCTGCAATCCCAATAATTTCGGCAGTCGTTGATGTTTCTGCCAGGTACAACCGCAGCAGACTGTAAACTTGCGCGGGTGCCTCCAACTGGAAGCTCAGACTCGTTTCAGTGACATCTTTTAGGATCGCAGCCACCTGTCCAATCTTATCCCCGTCCCAATAGAGGGTTGTCGGAACAACACTCATTGGATTATCAATCAACGTCCCCAGGTTTGCACCAGAGAATGGATGCTCTGGATCAGTGGGCCGATTGGAAATCACCAATGA